CTTTTATATCAACGGGTTGGCCCTAGATATAAATAAAAAAGCAATTTATTGTGTAGCAAGGTGATACGGTTTCCGATTCCCACGCTATACGATTCTCATTCCGCATTGCAGCGAATTATACGTCAGAACAAAAATTTGAAAGGATCCCCAGCTCGTCGATTGACCAAAGGAAAGAATATGGCATTAAATTGGCGACTTGAATATTCAAATGTAGATTGTAAGACGCATTCTGAACATTGTGGTTGTCGAGTAACAGTGAAAGGAATAGGTCCTCAAACAAATGGGCTAGAATTTCGGGCAGAAGTAGGTTCTTTATCGGAGCAGTTTAGAGAAATAGCAGGTATGATCAACTGCTCACTAGGATATCTAGGGTTCGATGGGAAAATGTTATATAAGGATTCTGAGGTCGAATATTTTAAGACTAATTTGATGTCTGATTCGACAATGACATTAGTTCGACCTCCTATCGAAAATAAGAAACCTTGGCCGATGTCTCAACTTTTATGTTCGGTTAATCCTATGGTCGAAAATGCATTGAAGAGGGCGGATGCTCGTTTCTTTAGGCATAAGTTCCCTTACATGCATATTACACAAAGACAGTTACAAGAGGAAGTGTGGCAGCTTAATGATAAGGGGTGTCGGTCATTGCAAAGTATGTGTCTCCGACAGCTCTCATCCTGGCATTGGGCGTGCGGTCATACTAATGGGAAGCCCCATGTAGTAGCCGCAATGTCTAATCTTTACCCTAGAAAGTTTGCCAAAGCTATACTTTCAATGGCTCGACCGCGATTGAATGATCGTCCTCGTGAACCGATGAAATTTTTAAATGAAGCAATGGATCATCTGTACCGTATGTTAGGTGTTAATCTTCAGCAGAAGACTGCGACTAAATTCTCTCTTAAACCCCTGGAAGGCATGTATTTAGGTGCATCAAATGGGGTTTGTGAAGGAGGCTCTTATGAGATCCTGTCAGAAGAGGAAAAGATTCGTGTTTCAAATAAAGGGAAGAAGGTAGATACATTCCAGCAAGATTTACATGATATATTATTGTATCTTCGCACTGGTAAAGAACCCCCCATTTATTGGACAGTGCCACCTAAGTGTGAAAACTTCTTCTCCTTTAGCAAACAGTGGAGTCAAGAGGATTGGGTTGCATTTGAAGAAAAACTTCGTGTCTTTAATATTCCTTCTGGTATATATATTCTTCTAGAGCGTCTAGTATCTCTTCCTCGACAGCTTTTGGAGAGAGGGATGATCCGAATAGGTCATAAATGGTCTCATGGAGGCGCTGATACAACAGCTAACTATTTAGGAATTAATGTAGACAATTGTTTTGACCCTATAATAGTGGAGGGCGATGCCAAACTTTATGATCAGACTGTCCGAGAGATGTTTGTAAACTTGTACTTCTCAACAATGGCTGTTCACCTTGATAAGAGTAGTCCAGACTATCCAATATTTGAGCAAATTATAAAATTTTTATTACGTAATATGATAACACGAATATCTCAAGTTTTCGGAGAGTTGTGGGCCATTATTGTAGGTGGTGTTCCATCTGGTGCCTTTAATACTTCGCATATGGATTCTTGGATTATGGCCTTATACTTCTGTCTTTTCTGTGTATGGCAAATTCATAATGCACCTCTGGAAAAGCAGGTGGAGTTAGAAGCTCATTTGCTATTGGTTGTTCGTATTATTGTTTATGGTGATGACCATTTGTATAAGAAGGGAACTGGTGAATCAGCACAGTACTTTTCTGGTATTCTTTTTGCCAAATTTATGAAGGATTATTTTGATGTGACGATTAGGGACTTGAAAGAGGGGGTCCCTTTCTGTTCTACTGAAAGAAGTGGATTTTTAGTTACTGTAGGATCCACTTTTCTCAGGCACCAATTTATCTTAAATGTTCTTCGTGGCATAAATGGTCAGCCGAATTTTCTTCCGTATAGGGAGAGTCGAGAGTTTATTATTCGAGCAGTGCATGGCCGTGAGACAAAAAGTCGTGACGTTGTAGACGTTATGCTTTCTGTTGTAGGTCATGCTTACGGTACTTATGCATCGAATAGAGACGCTTATGATAGGCTCTTACTTTTTTATACGGAGCTACTCTCGTCAATAGTTGAACAACTTGAAGATGTTCCAGCCATGATGTTAAGTCGTATGACCAAGGATGACTTAAAGAAGCTTCGTCAGACAGGTGTGACTGCAGAGCAAATAGTGTCTGGTTTCCCTGCTTGGGAAACTTTAGTTGAAAAAAATCGCTATGACCCGTTTTACCAAGATATTACACGTATCGAATTTGATATGGATGGGGATATAAGTGGTATTGGCGATATCTTCTGATCGATCTCTTGAGTGGTGATCTCAGAATTGAGCAGCTAAAAAAAAAAA